ATGAATTCATTGGTCAATGGAGCAACAATCGTAGCTGTTGTGCTACTGCTTGTGATGCTTAAATTTTGCTGGAAAACACCAATTTTGCTCAACGTGAAGTTTGTAAACGTCAGTGATGCAGTTGAATTTGTAGCAGTAGCGTTTGCACTTAATGTAACGCTCAAACCAGATGCTGAAACAACGTAAGTATTAGTGGGAATACCAGTTCCCGTGACAAGTAGCCCTGCTTCGATGAAAGAGCTAAAAGATGGCAATGTGATTGTTGGGCTACCCGAAGAGATTGATGCAGTTAAAACAAAGTAACCGTTGATTGGACCAGCCAATGGGTAGGTGTTTGTTGTGCTGTCGATTGTGGTCAAGTTTTGCCCTGGATGCGCTAGGAGTAAATTGTTCCCAGAGCCAGTGCTATCAAAAAATGAATCGAATTGCCAAAGATTATCAGCATTAGCGCTGAAGTTATACATAAGAAAATCACTAATACCAGTACCAATACCGACATTGTTGATCGGTAAAACTTGGACTCCATCAGAGTATCCCGAAAAGATTTGAGTAAACCCGTTTTGTGGGTTGACATAGATCCCCCTTGAAGGCCCAGCTAGATTAGCAGTGATTTCCTTATAGCCTAAGATTTTTCTAGGCCGTGCACGTTGAAAACGAACCCACTGGCCATCACGATAGCAGATGGTGTCGGTGAGTGTACCGTCGCGTTGGATGCCTGGCTTGGTGGCCAGAGCGAATGTTTTTGGCATTGACATTAGAAGGTCCCGCCTGAAATGCCGCCAGTAAACGTACCATTGACTGCTGATACGTTACCAGTGACTGTTATTCCGCTTGCATTGACATCTAAAACTTGTGATCCAAGAATTGAAATGTCTAATTTACCAGATCCAGATCTATAGATACCTGTGTTATTTTCATTGGCAAAGTTAATGGCTGGTGTTGATACCGTACCATCAATCACGCTCAAAGACGTCGCACCCACTTGTACAGTGTTGGCATTAAAGAAGTTAGTACCATCACAGATAACAGATACTTGTGATCCAGCAGGCACCGTATAGGTGTTGCCGTAACCAGTAGTTATCCGCAAAGAGTGACCATTGTTGGACGCTTGGTTACTAATAATGTAGAGGTTCACCACGGGCGGATAGACAATTGTTACGTTATCCGTCATTGAACCAACGTACTCTTGAATAATACTTTGAGCTTGGGCTGTTGTCAGCGTATAGGTTCCAGCAGTGACGGGAAAGGTTAAAGCCGTGAAAACGAAGACGTTACTAACTCCATAACCCACAGACATAAATTGAGTGCCATCACACACAATAAATGAGGACTCATTAGGGTTGTAGGTTTTAGCTGTAGCTGTGTCAAAGGTGTCAGACCCAGAGCAATTAATAGTTAATGTGCCAGATCCGTTGTTTTTGAATAAACAAAACCAGTTGTTGCCTAGCGTGGAGGCCAAGGGCAGGTTCCAATTTCCTGCACCACCAGACCACACTTTTACCTGTGCTCGGTCACTGGCCAAGAATGTATACCCGTCATTAGCTGATTGCGCTGGATGGGTCTGATTTAAAGTGTTCGATAAAGCCTCTAAACCGTATCCTGCAAGCGTTGTAGCGTCTGGTGCAGACGTACCCACACCCATGGCAATATTGGCCCATGTACCCGCTACATTGGTGTTTGCAGTCAAGTAGATGTACTTCGTCTGGCCAGCAGTCACCGTGATGATGGTTCCACCACTATTGTCGTAAACAGTGAAAGTGCTCGAACCTAGGTTCCGAATGAATGCATCAGTCCCCAATGACGCTTGGTTTGCTGGGGGCATATAGAGCCCTAGACCAGTCGTTGATGGCGTCACATCCATAATTCTCGCGGCATATGTACCCGTCGTATTTGACGATACTGGCCACAACAAATATGTGTTTGTTGTTAACGATAAATTAAGATAGGAAACGTCTGTTGGTTGTACAACATCCCCAGTAAAAGGGGATGTGAAACTGCCTGCTGAACCTGTGAATGGTGTGCTGTATGTCATGAATCCACCGCGATGGCTTGACGGTCAGCAACACGCAATTTGTCTTCTGTCGTCAGTGTAGATACGATCAAGTCGTACTGTTGTTGCCACATAGCTACCCTAGGATCGTTCTTAAGGTAGGGCATGGCTTGGAGCAAAGATCCAAAGAGAATTGCCTGTGGAGCGTATTGGGTGTACCAATTAGTTTGGTTTGATGCGTCTAACGGCTGAACCCTTTGGTAGTAAAGTACCTCAAAAGAGTACGCTTGGTCAGGCGTGGGTGAGACAAACCAATGCGAATAGTCGTAGTCACAATAATAAAGTGGTGCGCCAGTGCCTGTAGTTGCATTCGGGGTATATTCTTTTAAGTATTCGTATTTTCTGAGTAATACGGGCTGTGAGGCACCGTTTACCGTGATGTTAAAGGACACCGTCTTGTGCCAATCTGTGGGCTTGGCAATGATCGGCGTATTGGCAACCATGGCGCTCTCGGCCACGTACAAGTTGCCCAAAAACTTCATCTGGCTGGCCAAAACCTGTTCGGCCAACATGATAAAAGTGGGAATATAGGATATTGTTTGGGCGTCTGTACGCTCAAGATAGACTTGAATGTTATCTACAAGACTGTTATAAGTCATTACTTGAGCCATGAATGCCTCCTATTTACCGCTATTTTATCCACAGCCAACACTCTAGGCAAGGACTTGTAGGGCGTGTTTAGTCTGTGCCACCCTATCATCTAGCCCAATCGTACCGCCATTAATTTTCTTCGTTAACCCAACGTCATCACCTGCTTCTGCTAGTTGATTGCAACCATGAGTGGACCAAAACCACCCTGCTGATAGAGCCGCTACCCTTGGTTGTCTCACCAATTCTGGTTGCATCACTAAGTCAATGCCTAGGGCTTGGCCACAGTGCCAGTAGTTATCGTGTCCAGTTAGCTGAAAAAGACCACCTCCCCTGAACCGAAACCCATCACCAGAGGATTCATCTCGGTTGCCCATACGATTGCTATAGATGTGGTTGGCAATGCGTTCTGGCTGTCTGGCATACTTGTTAGCCTCCTCAATGGTGGGAAACCTCTTAGGCCAGAGTTTCATGAGAGTTTCAGCCCTATAGTTCAAGTTCTCCTCTAAAGCCCTGAAATGGTTAGATTCATGGGATGCTTGGGCTATAAAACGAGCCTCTTGAGCCACAGAATTGATCTTAAAACGATCAAAAGTCTCCTTGAGTGGGTCTACCCACTCTGGACCAATTCCAAGCTGATGGAGCTTCTCAGGGCTTAACATTGACCGTCTCCATTACTTTGTTGTATTGGTCGATACAGGCGTTGAGTCTTGTGATGGCTGTGTCCCCGTCTGTGGCGATGTCGATAAGAGCTTTGATAGTCTGTCGCTCAGATTCGCTAGCATGGGTTGTATCTCCTCCGACAGAGGGGGCATTTGGATCGGCTTGTACGGGACAACTGGAGGGGAGGCGCAGTTCGCCAGAGTCAACGCGAGAAGTAAGGGTAGCCTTGTTTGAATTAATAGCATTAGTTGCTTTCCTAAGTGAACTACTCAAATTTTTTACTTTGCCATTTAACTCTGCTTCTTTTGCCCGAGCTTCGTCATTAAGTCGGATAATTTCTGCTTGATCTTCTGCAACCCGTCTTTCATAGCCGTGATGATCTGCGACATAGTAACCTCCTAAAATAACTAAAATTAAACTAACAATCTGTACTGGAAACTTATATGTACCTAGCGGTAACACATAGGACACAACGTGTACCAAAATAGCCAAAATTAGTACACAATAGGCGATATAGAGAAAAATATTAGCAAAAAACTCAAGCATTTTTCGCCTCATGCCTAGCTTGTGCCATTCTCTCTCTCTCCTCATCCGACTCCAATACTGGTGGCCCAGACGGGGGTGGAGGAGGAGTCCATGCGCTACTAGGGTCTATGCTAAAACCACCCATAGGGTTGTTCAGGTTGGGCGTAAAGGACATTGGAGCATAGCCCCCTTGCATAGGTTGAGGCCCATAACAAGGGTTCATCGGCGGTGGGGGTGGAGTACTGGATTTACCAGTTAAAACCAAACTCACCACGGTGAATATCTGAGCCATGGCCATAGAAAGAATCGCTAGGATGGCCTTATCAGCAGGCGCTTCAGTAAAAAGTGGCTGTTCAATGAACACAATGCTGTATGAAAACAGCACCGTTACTAGGACAAGGATAAAGCAAAACGTCTTTAGGATAAACGCCTTGGTCTCGATGTCAACTTGTTCAGGGGTTTTGTGCGCCATTTTTCGGTTTATTAAAAAATTCGGGACAATTTTGCGAAGCAAC